TAATACTAATATTATTAGTCAAAGCACTATTATTAAATGTAACAGCGTATGCAGTATTTATAGCAGTTGCTGTCTGTGTAGTAGTATCATAAAACAAACCATGACTACCTTCGTTAATACCACCGCCTTCTGAAAGAGGATGCCATGCACCATCATAAGATACAATGACCTTATCATCACTTCTTCTCCACATTAAAACACCATCTTGGTATGCGGAGTCACCAGAAGTAAAGTTAGATAGTTTATCTCTAGTAGTTGCTAACCAAGCGTTTAATTTCTCACCCCAAGTCTTCCACTTATCGCCTAAAGGTGGTGGTGGTAATGCGCTCAACGCCTACCCCCAGGTTTAGCATCTATTCTCATAGCACCTGCTCTCCAGTTAGTGTTTCTAACGCCTTCTATTCTAATTCTTACTTGTCTTCCAGTAAATCTTACATTTGTTGGATTAGTAAGTGTGTAAGCGCCATGTGTAGTTTCTGTGTCGTTTGGGTAGAATCTAGTCTTAAAACTAACTTGTACATCGCCTTGAGTTACTTCATCTGGTATTAGTTTGGTCACTTTCATTACATTATCGCCATTACCTAGTGATATAGGTGCTGATTCTACAAATGGTGTCATATCACCATGAACATAACCAGATTCGTGATTATATAGGTTGTTATTAGCATCAATCCATATTGGGTTTCTAAATACACCAATGTCAATACCTGCTGTTCTATCGATAGTGCCTATTTCCCAATGATTTTCTTTGTAATCAAAAGTAACATAACGATTATTCTCTGTAGAGTCTTCTGAAGGATAAAACCACCATATTTCGCCATATTGAGAGTTATGTACTGCATATACCTTAGTGTATTGGTTTTCATTAATATCGCCAAATACATAGTCTGCGACCTCACAAGGTAACTCTTTAGCAACTGAACCATCAAACAAGAAGAATGCTTTTCTTCCCATCCAGAACGCACCTTCATCTACACCAACAATGCCTCGTCTTGATATTAGACCACAAGCAGAACCTGCTCTTTCAAAACCATATACAAATGGCGCACCTTGATAAGTTGCTATATGTGCATCAGTATCAGTTAATATAAGTGTTCTACCTCTTACTCTAACTGCTGACATAATTGCACCAGTAGTTTGTAATTCAAAATCACCTGCTTGGTTAGTTGCGTCTGGTGTCCAATTTGTGTTATCTTCTTGGTCACACCATTGCACTTTACGAGGATTGCCACCCGCACCTAATGCAAAGATAAATCTTTCTTCTGTAACAATCATTCCAACATTGTTAGTTGGTGCGTTACTTAATGCTGTAGGTAAAACAGCAGTATTTAACTGCCATTCATAAATAATTCCATCATCTGATGAACATGCTACTAGGTATTCACCCCAGTTATCTAATGACCATGTTGTTGCTTCTGCAAATACACCTGATGTTGTTCTTATTGTGCCATAATAACTTTGACCATAAAAACTACCACCAAAACCAGTATTAACTTGTGCGTCTGCTTCACCAGAAGTAAAACCACTTGGTGTTATATCACTAACAATACCTGATTCTGATACATAATATAAATTTGAATTAGTGCCGATTGCTGTTCTAGTGCCATTACTATTATCAATCCACGCTAACATACCTCTTGCTTTGCCCGAGATAGTATCGCCTGATGTGTTTCTACTTGTCCAACCGCCAACTGGTCTTAATGATTGATTGTGCCATCTAATTAAGTTAGCATCACGCCATCTTCCTGACTGTTCAAAGTCTGTTCCGTTTCTTGCAATTCCTGGTGGTATTTTTAATGCTATTAAACTCATGCCACTAACTCCCAAGTTTCTGAACCTTCATTAATTGTTGTCCAGGTTTCCGAACCTTCCGATATTGTAGTCCATGTATCAGATGCTTCGTTAATAATTTTCCATTTTTCCCTTGCAGTAACAGTTGTACTCGATGCTGAACCTTGTATAACTGCGCTACTATTTAATACTTTAGAGTTTGTTGAGTCACAAGTAGTCGTACTCTGAACCAACATCTCTACACTACCAATCTGTGCTAAATCACCTCTTGCTGTAACTGTTGCTGTAGCAGAAGGATTAGGTTGTACTGTTCTTATTCTTGATGCGTTACCAGTAGTATTTGGTGTTACTGTTAATGACGCTGAACCTAATACAACTCCATCTACAACTAAATCTGCAAGTGATGTAAGTGATGCTGTGACTGTTATGCTTGATGCACCATCTACAATTAAATCTGCACTTGCTGATACTGTAGCACTAGATGACGAGGTTGCATCTGTTGTTCGGTATCTTGTGTAGACAATTGTAGTAGTAGCAGTAGCAGTACCAGTTCCTAGTGATTCTCTTACTCTTGTTGCACTAAAAGATGTAGTCGCACTTGCACTTATATTTGGTGCTGTTGTGATTAAGAAACCACCTAATGCTGTTATTGTTGCAGTAGATGTAGAGGTTGCTGAACCATTAACTGTTGCACTAGCGGTAGCATTTACTGTAGAAGTGCTAGAAATAGAGACAGAAGCATCTTGTACTTGTCCATCACTATATGCAAGTCTTCCGTAGTAAAAACTGCCGTATGCAGACATTTATTAGTCTAGTGTAATGTCTAAATCACCTGCGGGAATACGAAACACATCGCCAGTCTCAATAGTCTTTGATGATGTTAATGAAGCGTGTGCAAGTAAGTTACCTGCTGATGACGCATCATAAATACCAATGTGTGATACTGTTCCGTAGTTAGCAGTTGCTGTTGCGTATTCTACTGCTGAATCATTAGAAGTAGTTGCACCAGAAGTAGTAAATGTTACTGTCTGTCTTGTATAACCACCACCAGATACTTCAGTTCCAGAATCTCCGTCTCCAGGGTCTGCTGTAAATAATGCCACATATAATGTTGAAGGTGCAGTATACGCTGTACCACCAAACACATGGTCTAAAATCTTTGTTTCTAAATAATTTGAAAAACTCATCCCATACCTCGTACTTTAAGTGTTAAACCTGAACCACTCATTCGAGCGTTCTCTGAACTTTGATTAAGTTGTGATACTGACGCACCATACATCTGCGCCCATACTCCAACTCTTTCATCTTCTGCTAAATAAGGTGCTGAATGTAATAACGCTCCGTAGAGGTAAACATCTGGCGCTTCTAGCAGTAACCAGTTATCAGTATTACTATCCGATAACGCAGTTGTCTTTGCAAAATATAACAGTTCAATATCTATAGTCTCGTTTGGAGTTGGGTATAGTTGGAACTGACTATCTGCAAAAGTATAATATCTTGGTGTGCCACTCATGTCTTCGTTGCCTGCACGCTTATCTTCCATTGCTTTGCGTGAGATTAAGTCAAGTGGTCTTGTACCAGTAGAGTCTATATTAATTCTAATTGTCTCTAACCAGTCTCCAGGAATTTGCATGTATTCATCACCTGCTGATTGTTCACCAGTAGCACGCTTTTCCATCTTCCAATGTCTAACATCTCTGTTGATTTGTGCTTCTGCTAAACTAATGAATGTTGGTATGACAGATGTTAAATCGCTTCTATCTAAAAAGTCTGCAATAGCAGATTTAAGTTCTGAATATGTTGTTATTGCCATTACTGTAATAATCCTTTATTTTCGTCTATTCTACCATCATTCTCGCTTGTCTGAGATGTTGATAATAGTCCTATAGGTGGTTGGAACATAGGTGCTGTTCCTGCTGGTACAGCGTATAGTGGTTGTCTAAATGCTTTGTCGTTTTGTGCTTGATGAGTCGCTTTAAAGTCGCTAGCATCAGGTGCTTCATTCATGACTGCTTTCTTAAGTTCTGGTGTAAGTTCAATGTACATGACATCTCTTTCACCTTGCTCGATAGTTTCGCCAGAATAAGACTTCATAGTGCCATAATCAATAGTAGCGCCCTTGGTTTGTACTTTCTGGTCTAAACCTAATTCTTTAAGTATCTGATTGCCAAAATTTAAACTGTCTTTATCGTAAAGTTTTTTCATCATAGATGTTGTACCTTCACCCCATAACTCTATTTGATTTTTTGAAGGTGTCCAGGAAACTACATCTGAACCATCTTTAATGCCTTGTTTAATTAATTCTTTTAATAAGACCTTAGTGTGTCTATCTTTGTTAATTAAAGGCGGTTTCTCTCCGCCAATACCTCTGCCACGATTAGTTAATGTATTTTTTCTTTCTCTTGTAGTACTAACATCTTTGTAGAGTTTTTTTCCTAGGTCATGAATTGAACCCTTAACACCTTTGCTTTCTGCAAATTTTTGTATTTCATCAGTTTGTCGCTTTGCTATGTCTTTTCGCATTTTTCTGTTAATGATAAAATTTAGGTCTTGTATAGTGTAGTTATCATCGCCTATTTTTTTATATGGTTCTTTGCTACCAATCACTTTGTAGTATATTTGTGATTTACTATCATCAACACC